ATGATTTTCTTAGTAATAATGGGAGCCTTATTTTTGATTTTGGGTGGTTTTTATCTTGCTAATTCATGGCAACAGTATCGTGAATGGAAAAGCGGGACAATTATTGTAGTATTGAGTATTATCGCAATTGTTTATGGTGTGATTAATTTACCTTATTTTCATCATAATAATTCTGCTAGCTCAAGCCAAAGTACTTCATCTTCACAAGTGGCGCGGTCCAGTAGTTTTTCATCATTTTCAAATGGATTAGCGATTGGCAATTCAAGTGCAAATGAAGCGCAACAAGAAAGTAAGACAATGGCTGTTTTGCGTCAAATGCAAAAGGGTTATTCAAAATTAGGTTCAGTTGATTATAACGAAGATAGTAAGACATTCCAGATCACGCCAACTGATGATAATACGGTTGAAGCATTGAAAGCTTTAGCGCAAGATCCAAGTCAGGCTGAACAAATGGGCTGGCCTAACTTAACTAAGTCGATTAAAAGCAATTCAGGGCAAGTAGAAAAAGCATTAGGTGAAGGATATTCAATTAGTATTATGAATCCAAGTGATTCTAGTCAGGCGTTGTATACGGCCAAAGATGGCAAAACTACATACGATATTGCTAATCAATAAAACTAAATAACCTAAGATTAGTTCAAGACAGATTGGGGCACTTAATAGGTGTCCTTTTTTGTGTAATAAAAAAGCTGATATATCAACGTTTTAACAACGATTGAATATCAGCAAAACTTTAGATAAAGGAGACAAGGGGATTTGAAAGTGTTGATATATCAAGGTTTAGCGCTGATTTTTCCGCACTTTTTCCGCAATTCTTAAAGTTCCGCCAATTTGTCAATAATCAAAGTATCATTTTTAGCTTTATACTCATCAATCAAATATGAATAAGTATTTAGAGTAATAGTAATATTTGAGTGACCTAATCGCTTAGAGATAGCGTATATATCAACACCTTTACTCAGCAGATAGGCTACATGGACGTGTCGCAATGAGTGAAAGTGAAAACCTTGCTTATCGATACCGCATTCACTCATAATAGACCGTAGACATTTATTCAAGGCGTTACTGGTAGGAATGGTACCAAAGACATTTTGAAAAACCATCGTTGTATTATTAGCTTTCAATTCAGCTAATCGGTTCAGTAATTGACGATTAACTTTAATAGTTCGTTGACTGGATTCCGTTTTAGTTGTTTTGAAAGCTTTTTTCGTATCGTCCCATGATTTAGTGATAGCGATAGTGGAATGCAAGAAGTCTATATCATTCCACGTGAGGGCTTGGATTTCGCTTTTTCTCATCCCCGTGTAGATTGCTGTTAGTATCATGTAACGGCTTGTATTGTAGTGGTTCAAATTCGTTACCACAGCTTGTTTAAGCGACTTTATCTCTTTATTAGTAAGATATTCGACTTTTGTTTGGTTGTCCTCGTTATAGACTAACTGAACGTTATGGGTAAAATCCTTAGCGATAATATCATCATCAATTGCATAGCTAACACAAGCACGAATTGCACCATTTAACTTTGAAACACTACTAAAAGCGTGATTAGCCCCATACCAGTTAATGAATTGCTGGTAAGTGGAGCGCTTAATATTAACTAATTTAGTGTCTTTGAAGTAGTCCGCTATCGTTTTTGAAAAAGTACGATAACGGCTTTTAGTAATATCAGACAGAGAACTGTTTTCCTTGTAGATTGAAAACCAATTCTTGTAGTAATCAGCAAAAGTGACAGCTTGCATATCAATATTCACACGGCTGTATTTATCCTCTAATTGTTGAGCAGCTTTAATCGCTTCTCGTTTTAGTTTAAAACACCCAGCTGATTTTTGGTGACGTTTGCCGTCATTGTCTCTATATTCAGCTATTCCGTAATAACCTTTTTTAGCTTTCTTTGCATAACTCATAATTAATTACCTCGTTTCGCACAGCTTGCCAGCATGAAAGCTTATGAAGGTAATTAGTATTAAGAAGGGGATGATAGTAACACCACATCCCCAAAAATCTATTTAATTATGCTTAGATTACTTTAATTTAATTACTTTTGTACCAAGAACACTATTGTCTGCATCCTCAAAAGTAATTGTTACAGGTGAATTATTTACTAATTTGTATTCAATACAAGCATGAACAGACTTACCAGGTAAGATTTTAGTGTAAAGGTTGTGTTCACGTTTTGCCAAACCATTTTCATCAGTTCCAACGGTTGCTACTTCTAGCGTTTCATCTGTAGAACTAGTTTTTTGGTTAGCATCCATTACCATTGTTACTAAGTCCGGTTCCATTTCTTTGGTGGAATTATTAGTTACATCACAATAAAGAATTAAGTATTTTTCGCCATCTTCTTTAATGACTTTATGCTTAGTAAACTTATATGTTTCATTGCCAGCATCAAACACATTATTTCTATAAGTCCATGTTCGATTAGAAGCGTTTGGGTCTGGCTTTACCGTTTTTAATTCCGAAGCATTAGCAACAGTGTTAATAGGTGCAACCATCCCCAAAGATAAAGCAGCTAAGGTAATCATTCCTAGTGTAGTTTTCTTATTCATAATTATTCCCTCGTTTAGCCATGAATTACCAACGAAATTAACTATTGCTTGGATAAATCAGAATAGCTAATAACATAAGACCCCATAGTAGAAGTTACTTTCTTTACCTTGAGAAAAACTGTATCGCCTTGTTTAACTTTAGGATTATCGTTACTTACAAAGTTGAGGTGCTTGCCAGCCTCCATATTGTAGCCAAAAGTACTATTAGGCTCCAATTTTTCTACTTTAAACTTAACTGTCTTACCTTCTATATCTTTGCCAGCATTCAATGCACTTTCAGCGGTCTTGGCTGTGTAATCTGCTTTCTTTTGACCGCAAGCAGTAACAACAAATGTAAGGCAGAACATAGTAATTACTAAAACAGTAATCTTAAATATTTTTTTCATAAAGAACTCCCCAATTAGCTTTTAACGTCAATCACGTTTGGACGTAACTGTATGAAACTAAAATGGTAGTTCATCATCTGAATGTTTGTTATAACTTGCATCAGTATTAAAATCAGATGAAATTAATAAACTACTACCACTATCATCTGTATAGTCAAATGGATCATTTTCCATTTGTGGGAACCTGTCCATCATTGACCTATTAATCTCATTAGCGATAGTTTTTTTTATATTTTGCCAAATCATTGGTTTAAATCCTGCTGCTTTTGGATCATCCCATATTTCCTTAAAGTCATTAGTGTCACTCTGTAATTTTACGTATAAATAAACTTCATTATTTTCTAAAAACGTTCTTTTTTCTATCACACCGGTAAAACTATATAGTTTAGAAGGTGTTCCATTATGTACGATTTTTTTAATATAGAAATCGAATTTAATTCCATTATTTGGAAGATCAATATAGTCAAAAAATTCATTTGTAGTAGCATCATTTTCTGTTATATCCGCATGATATTCTAAATCGAATGGTAAATATTCAAAAAATTCAGCGGGAGTAATATTCAAATATTGGCAAAGAGTATCAATAGTTTCTAATTGAATCATTTTTCCGTTATTAGAAGCCGTGTTTGTAATGGTATTTCGTGAGATATTAGGTAGTTCCATTGCAGCACGGCTTATTTTTATGCCTCTATCTGCTAAAAGTGAAGCAAGCCTATTTCTTATCATAGTTTTCACCTCTGTATTTAAAGTATAGTAAATACCACAAAATTACAACTATTTTTGGCAAATTGACGATTTTAATACAAATTTATAGATAATACTTAAAATTAATGCTATATTATACTTAACGTATTTGCCCAAGATAGTTGTCAAATACGTAAAAATATTCAGAAAATTAATAGTATTTAGAAAAGGAGGCCTAATTGTGACAGAATATTTTAGCTATAAGCAGACAATGAATTACATGGGTTTTAACGCTCCTAAAACGCTAACCGAATACATCAAGCAAGGCTTACCAACTATTCAAGTAGGAAAGTCAAAGCGTATTGCTAAGTCTGATATTGATAAATTCATGGCTGAACATCGTGTAGTAGCAACGCAGAACAAGTAATACATAACAAGGAAAGAGGTATTTCAGAATGAAGAATGTTAATACTCAAAAGATTTTAGATGAATTGAACAACCGCAAGGCAGAAACGTTTGAACTACAAGACGGTGACCAGGTTCGCCTGGAGAATGGTATCTTCACCGCTGGAGAATATGAAGACGGAATAGGCTTTGATATGACCGTTGAAGATCACACCGCAGACATCCCTTTTATTGGTGAGATTTACTACGGTGGAAACCAGCCGACGGAAAGCACTCCGTTAGAAGATCGGACTTTCATTAAGGAACATGACATCATCAAATACGCAGACGTTTCCTACATGGTTGTTTGCTTACAACAGACGGAATTTAAGAATGGATATACCTTAATCGCCCTAGATAGCCTAAAAGACGCAGCTAAAGCCTTGTTAGACCGCATTTAGGGGGATGTTTTGAATGCAATTACGAGTGGAAAAATGGAACGGCTTCCCTATCCGTTTTGTTGAAGTAAACGGTGAATGGTTAGCAATTACCGCAGATGTTTCAAAGGCGCTTGATTATGTAAGTACCGAACGACTATTAAGGCGCATTCCTAAAAAATACCAAGTTAAAAAGCTGGTGCCCCGAAACGGGGTATCAGGTCAAGGACGTGTTTTTATCCTGCTAAAAGAAATTGGTATCTATCAAGCGGTATTCGGCAGCCATAAACCAGAAGCCGAAAATTTCAAAGACTGGGTATTTAAGACTATTCAGCAATTACGAAAACAAGCGGGACTAAAAGAATATGAAGCCTTCAAAATGCTTGATACTCGCATTCAGAAACAAGCAATGCAACGGCTAGACGCTAACAATGAAGTTGATTACATCAAAGCTAACACCATTACTAATAAGGCAGTTGCCAATAAGTATGGTTTGCCCAAGATGATTAGCAAGGAACAAATGACCCAAGAAATGAAGCGTGATCGTCCTACTATCTTGAATGACGTAGTGGACTTAATGAACGTTAAACGGCGGTTTGGGCTTGATATTTCAGTGTCAAAGACGATTTACAACAACTTAGAAAAGCATAAATAACAGTATTGGAGTTGAGAAGATGGAAAGCTTACAGGTGCAATTACCAAACGATTTGCGAGTCGCCATCATAACAATGGCACGAAGCGCATTAAAACAAGCGGTTATTGATGCAAAAGAAAAAGACGGTTTCCGTCCTTATATGACTAAGACAGAGACCGCCAAATATTTACACGTTTCGCCTAAGACCTTAAATGACTGGGAAAAATCCTATAAGGACATCCCCGTAATAGTGATTGAAGGAGTAAGGCGCTATAACCGTACTGATTTAGATAAGTGGATGGGTAAACATAAGCTAAACAATTAGAATATTACAGCTTGCCAGCATGAAAGCTTATGGAGGTAACAATCATGAAATTACTACCAGTTATTGATAAACACATATTAAGTTATTGGGACACCGCACCAAGTGAAAGAATTTGGGCTTATCTAGCGACCTTGCCAGTTGTCCTAATAACAATTAACGCAGTTGCTTTATTAACAAAATAGGCTTCTAACGAAACGTTAAAAGCTAAAAGAATTGTTTGGAGGTATGAATTACATGGAAAAGTTGGACAAGGAAGAACAACGCTTATTGGATTTATTGCCTAAGGGGATGGAACGACCACGACCACTTAAAGAGTTAATTAAACTTACTGGATGGAGTAGTCGCAGAGTTCGGGGAACCATTAACCGTTTAATTGTGTTACATCATCAACCGATTGGAGCTAGGTATGAACACCCCAACAACGGATATTTCATCATTACTAACGATGAGGAAAGAAGCGCAGCACTGGCACCCCTTACCTCACAAATTATGGTGATGACAAAACGGGCGCAAGTTATCGGTAACGCAAAGCTTAACAATTAACACCCGTTTATTTCTGAAATAACTCCACACGGAAAGCAATTCTCACCATTGAATATTTTTTTAGGGGAATTAACCGTATTAAGAATTAAACTGTAAAAATCATCGTTGCAACGGAAGGAATGGAGAAATAATGAAGTATACAAAAACAGCCCCCCGTGAAGAACGGGAAACAATTATTTCTTATGACGCATTAACAGGTAAGTGGCACTTATACACTAACGAACCTAAACACGCTAGAAAATGGCTTTCACGTATCAAAAGCCTTGATCGTATCGAATATAACGAGACCACTCAAAAGCCAGTAGTGATTGAGGGTGATTTAACTGATAGCAATGTGATTATCAGTAAGAAGCGCCACCTCACTAGTGAACAGAAGGAAAAATTATTACTCACAAATAAAAAAAGCCGTTAAATACTACCCAACGACCAAATTAGTTAGCATTTAACGGTATATTTCAAACAAATGCAACGGTTGTAGTCCGTTACTTTGCTTATTCTAACATAAATAACACTAAGAAAAGGGAAATCATCCCCAACATTGGAGGAATTAATCATGGAAAATACTATCGACCAAGTAGAAAGCACAAACATTATTCTTGATACCATTTTAGGATTATCGCAGACACTGAACGACTTACTAGAAGATAATATTAGATTACTAACCGAGTACCCTAGCACAGACGAAAGCGAAAAGAAAAAAGCTGATCGCTTAGCTACAAAATTATTGGCTCTTTCATCCGCTACTACTAGCGAAACTAAACAAGCGCAGAAGCAAATTGAACAATCTGTTAAAGCTCTAATCGAAAACAATGATAACGCTAAGTGAGGTGTTAAAATGGCACAACGTAGAATGATTAGCAAAGAAATACATCAAAGTGGAGCTTTTCTCAATTTACCGTCAACAACTAAAATTCTATACGATGACTTAGTATTATACGCAGATGATGACGGATTTTGTACCGATTTTGCAATGGTTAACTTAATGGATAAACCAACCGATGAAGATTATAAGAAGTTAGAAGATAATAATTTAATCATCAAACTAGAAAATGCCTATTTAATTGTTGACTGGTTAAATACAGAGCAATTAACACACTACAAACGTACTTCTTTATTAAATCTATCTGCAAGAGTATTTATTCGTACTGATTTTAGATACACAATCGATCCTACAGATGAAAATATAGCTTTATCATTAGATGATTGGGTAGAAACAAAAAATCGCAGTCGCAAGATAAATCTTAAATCCTTACAACAGCAACGATTAAACGCTATGGTAAACAAAAAGGATACGACCGGTAAACATAATGTAAACATAAACAATACAAAAGGTTCGCCTAGTATAGATAAGAATAGTATAGATGAGAGTAGACTAGAACAGTACAGTACAGCTCAGAACAGCAAAGAAAAGATCAACAAAGAAAATAACTACAAGTATATAAATAGTTCTTCTAATGGGGGTATGGGGGAAATTCTTCTTAACGACGGCAGTTCTACTTCCTCTATAGAGAATAATGCTACTAAGGAAAGTGGACGAGATAGTGGACTACCTAGTGGAGATAATGGTGTAGTTAATAGTCAATCAGACATTAACGACAATCAAGACAGTATTAACAGTCTATTCAACTACTTAAACGGAATATCAACTACTGACATCCCCAAAGATAATAAAAGACTTGCTGATGTTTTTGATATGTTAATCCATAACGGCTATGAAATTGAGGACATCCAATTAGGAATTGATAACATTATGAACGTTGCTAATCAAATGCCACAATATCAAGATAAACAATCATTAGCCAAGCTATTAATACAGCACCTACCCGAGTACACTAAGCAAACATTGGAACAATCCTCTAGTAATGATTAAGACGCAGAGGTGATACATTCATGAACCTAACAGAATTTGAAAGAAGCCTTTCTGATTTTAGTACTGGATATGAGACCTATATTAAATTGATGAGTGATATTAAGCGATTAGACAACCTAATACAAGCCAACGAAAAGCAATTAAACGATAGCTTAATCAAGATACCATTTACCCACTTGTATTTTGTTGATGTTCTAGGTATCTTCAAGCATCAAACGCCTACCCTAATCAAACAAAACAGGCAATTAATAACCAAATACAATCGAAAGCTAATAAAAGCCAAGAAACTTTCTAGTTCGCTTCATAAGCAATTAGAAGCTATCAGAAACGATTACCTAAGTAGCAATGGTAAGGAAAGTGAAGCAAAAGATAAATTAGCCAATAAATATTTGAAGCAGTTTGGACAGATTGGCCACCCTTAAAAAGAAAGGACAAATAAACAATGAATTTTAATATCAAATACCCACCGTTAGTTGAGCAAGCCTACAGCCATTTTCTTTCTATTGGCTTGCATCCTAACAAGGACAAACTCTATAAAATGCTAGTTGATGAGGGAATGATTAACGAGTTGGGTAATCCTACTCAAAGAGCAATTGATAAGGGATTAGTAGAAGTGGCTAGTAACAATCCAATTGAACGCTTTAAGGCTGAAAATCCTTTTGTGGCTCATATTCCAGATGAACATTTCAAAGTACAAGGTAACCAAGTACTCATGGATTGTTACGCTGTAAGAGTGGCATCCACTACAATACTAAATGACCCTACAGCAACGCAGGAGCAGAAAGAAAACGCTCAAAGCCTATTAGATAAAGTGAACAGCCTAGACCATAACGAATGGCATTAATTAACAATCATTTTTAGCATTATCGGCTACCTTAAAAAAGACGACCTACGAAAAATAACATCCCCTTTTTGCCGTTAATACAGCGATATAGAGGGGATGTTTTTATTTGCTCGTAGAAAAAGCAAGCAAAAAGCGTGCAATGCTTTACTAGCCCAAACGCTGATATATCAATAGCTTAACTGTAATTTTTATTATCAATTGCACGGAAAAGGAACTTGTATAAAGTTTGACTGCTGAAAATCCAGCTTATTTAAAAATAATCAGCAGTTTTAAAGCTGATAGCGTCCGTTTAATATAATTATTCATTTGTAAGTTAAAACGGCTTAGACGGCTTTAAAATGGAAATTAGAGTATAGAGAAATGGAGTTGATTTAAATGTTTTTTGTATCGTGTCTGTTAATTGGAGCAATTGCATGAAAGACCAGTACAAAGGGGATGGTTCTAAATGAGTTGGTATCGTGGGCGCTATGTATTTAGTAAGCGATCATTAGCACAGTGGATGGCTGACAGTAAGAAAGATTATCATTTCAGAGTTAGAAATAAAGACAAAGCAGACCCAACGGTTGTTAATTTTGTATTTTCTGAGAACGTCAATAAAGACAGGCGTTTATATACCGCTTGCCGTACGGCTTACAATTGCTATTTAGATTATTGCCAACAACAATCCATAACTCCATTAAGTAATCGCCAATTTAAGCAAAACATGGAATTGTTGGGCTTTGTTTATCAAAAGCACCATCGCTTTTATGTTGGTTATTACGGTAACAAGGTAACAACTGCATACAAAAATATCGGAATTGTGAAACAGTAAATGTTCCACGTAATGTGCAATTTATCAATTCATCTAAAAGGTTGATATAACAGCAATTTTAATTAGAAACCATTGCCCAAAATTGGACATTATCGGGGATGTTTGTAGTTAAAAGAATACTAAGAAAACATAGGGTTGTTAGCTAATTCGTAGTTAATTGTTATTGTTTATGAGTGATTGGCTGTAATCGTTGATATAATCACATTCAAAGCCAAAACAAGAAGCAAGAAGGAGCAATGATCGCCCCTCTTTTGCTATCAAAATAGACCATACTAAAAAGCCCGCCTTAGTTATGGAGGATAAAATGGGCTTAAAAAGGCGGGAAAAGCCTAAAACAGCCTTTTTAAGTACTAAACCCGCCTCCAATATAAATAAATATAATATAAATAAAGAAAAACAAAGCCTTCCACAAAAATTTCCTACTGTTAGTCAAATAGAGATTGAGCAACTAATCAAATTTATTAATTCAAAATTCAAAGCAACATTTAGTAATAGTGATGAGGAATTAGCTTTCTTTCTATCAAATGAATTAAAGAAGTCATCTGTTGAACAAATAAAAGATAATCTTATGGCAATTAAGGACAAATTAGAATTTACTCCAGAAAATAATAATCTATGTTTAAGCGTTATTAAAAACGAGTATCCTAATATCATGAGAGAACTAGAAGAGAATGATATTGACGATGACTTTCCTATCTAGTCAAGCCTTGTCTTATATATTCCTCCCTGTATCTCATCCCCTTTAATCGTTTGCCTGCTAGGAGTGTAGTAATCATTGAAAACATCTAAGAAGTACAGCAAAGAACAACTGAATACTGTTTACCACAATGTAGATAATTTTTTAAAGGATGATTACCCTACAATTTACCGAAAAAGTAGTGAATGGTTCATAACATCTCCTAGCCTTGACGGAATGCCGAAAGCACCAGTACAAACTAATGTAAACGAAGGCAAATTTATTAACCATTCAATTTATGACATGGCGAATAAGGTAATCCATGCAGCAGTAGGGGGATGCTCAGAAGAAAGTAAAATCATCATTCAAGGTCGTTACTTTGATAAATTAAAACAGCAACATATTCAAATGAAACTTAATGTATCTGGTAACAGTCCTTATTATCGAAAGTTAAAAAGGGCTTGCCTTGAATATGCTGAATGCTTAGCAACAATTAGCAAGTACTATCACATCGATAAGAATATTATTCCCGATTTACGCATGAAGGAGGATGCCAAAGTTTGAGTGATTTTACTAATTTTAAAATAGTTGGAATGGATAAGCTTCAAGCTGGACTTAAAGAAAGAGCAAGTAAAGAGCTAATTCAACAAGTGGTTAAAAAGAACGGTGCAAAGCTTCATACTCAGACACAAGCCAATATGGCCGCTAAATATACCGGTCACTATGAATGGGTAAAAGGTAAAGGCCGGGTATTTGTCAAACCAACTGGTAATACTCGTAGATCAACTAAACTATCATTCACTGACGATGGCTTAACTGCTACTGTAATGCCACACACTAAGTATTTTTCTTGTCTTGAATTTGGTACTCGTTTTATGGAAGCACGGCCAACATTAAAGCCAGCATTCACTTTTCAATCTATGCAATTTGTTAACGACCTAAAAAAATTAGTTAAATAAAAAGGGATGCACCTAGAAGGCACATCCCCAGCATTGAAACAAATTAATTATAACAGAAAGGAGAATAATATAGTGTTTTATAGAATGAGAGGTGAACATTTTGACTGAAAGCTACAGTGTTAAAGCCATATTATCCGCTGTAGATAATATGACCCCAGTTTTTCAAAACATCTCAAACGCAGCTTCAAAATTAAAAGGATCAATTCAAGGCTCAACAAGTGGTGCTGATAAACCAGTACAAAACCTTAATAATACTTTTAAGGAAACTGCCAAAGCTATTGGAGCAATGCAAATAGCTAGTAAAGCCATTGGAGCTATTACAAACTCCGTAGGGGATGCCGTTAATCGTATGGATACATTGAATAATGCTACCCGTACTTTTACTAATATGGGATTTAATTCTTCACAGATAACAAGTGCAATGGCCGGATTAAAGAATAGTATTATGGGGCTTCCTACTCCATTAAACCAAGCTGTAAAAGGTGTTCAAATGATAGCCGCTTCTACTGGTAATTTAGGAAAATCGCAAAAAGTATATAGTGCTTTGAATGATGCAATTATCGGGTTTGGAGGGTCAACTGCGGATGTTAATAATGCTGTTATTCAACTTTCGCAAGCATTCGCTAATGGTAAAGTTGATGGTATGACTTGGATATCGATGATGAACTCTAACATGGGGCCAGTATTAAATGCCATTGCCAAACAAATGGGGATGACTACTGGACAATTAAAAGATGGTTTATCTTCTGGGAAAATATCAGTAAAGGATTTTCAAAATGCCTTAGTTGAATTAGATCAAAGCGGTGGCGGTGGTCTTGCTTCACTGCATAGTATCGCTAAAGATGCTACCAGTGGTATTGGAACATCATTCCAAAATATGAAAACAGCTATATCACGTGGTTTAGCTAATCTAATACAGTCGGTAAGTCAATTCACACAAGCTATCAGTGGTTCTAGTATTGCTGATATTATTACTAATATTGGTTCGGGCTTTGAAAATGCTATGAATGGTATTAGTAACGCAGTAAAAGCTGTAACCCCAATCATTAAGACCTTCTTTGATTTTATGAAGTCATCTGGGCTTGGTGATATTTTTTCGACATTATCTACTGGACTACTAACTTTTATCGGTACCTTCTTAGGCTTGCTAGGAGTTATTCAGATTATTAATGCCGTAAAAAATGCTTTTATTGCGCTAGACGTTGCTATGACTGCTAACCCTGTTGGTGTTATTATTGCCGCTATTGTCGCAGTAGTTGCAGCATTAACCTACTTCTTTACTCAAACTAAACTTGGTAAATCACTATGGAGTGGGTTTGTAAATTGGCTTCAAAGCGCATGGCAAGGATTAGTGGGAATCGCTACTACAGTTTGGAATACTATATCTAATGCTGTAATTGCTTGTGTGAACGGAATTAAGGCCGCATGGACTGGAGTTTCTACATTCTTCATTGGTTTATGGACAGGTATTACTACCACTGCTTCTACTGTTTGGAATTCCCTAGTAGCAATAGTCATAACTGTGGTTAATTCAATTCAAGCAGCTTGGTCTGGCTTTTCAGCATTCATGAGTGGTCTTTGGAATGGAATTGTCGCCGTAGCTAGAGGTGTTTGGAATGGCCTAGTAGCTGTAATCTCTGGGATATGGAATACTATTGTATCTGTTATCAATGGAGCTATTAGCACAGTTAGAAGCGTTATCTCTAGCGGTTTTAACGGTGCCAAAGCAATTGTACAAGGCGCAATGAACGCTATGAGAAGTGTAATCTCCAGTGTTTGGAATGCGATTAAAGGCGTTTTCCGAGCTGGAGTAAACTTCATTAAGTCCGTTGTCCATGTTAATTTAGGGGCACAAGGTAGAGCGATTATGAACTCGTTCTTTGATGGCCTAAAATCTGTTTGGAATAGTATTAAAAGTTTTATTAGTGGTATCGCCGGATGGATTAAAGCACACAAGGGGCCAATAAGTTTGGATGCACGTTTACTTATTCCGGCAGGTCAAGCAATTATGCAAGGTTTTAACAATGGTTTATTGAATGGATTTTCTAATGTTAAACAAACCATAGCGGGAATAACCGGACAGATTGAAAGAATAGCTAACGATAACCTAGCTTCAAACTTCACTACCTCAATTAATGCTATCAATACCCAAAACAGTAACATTATTTCTGACCTCAGACTTAGAACACAACCATCTTCTAGTGTGGAGATGAAAATTTCCCAGTTAGATCAGCATATTTCAGACTTGCTCACCAAGACCAATGAAGGCATTAATAACATAGATATGCAACCTTCAATAAGTCTTAATACAATGCAAAAAATGAATAAATGGTTTAACTATGAAAATGCTAAAATTTGGAATGGGGTTGTATCCGCAAACCCTAGAAAGATATAGGGGGTGATTAGAATGTTTGATGAACTAGATAACGCAATTGACAAAGTGATTGACGAACAAAATAAATTACTAGATGACGCATACCAGTAACTAACCCCTTGTGAAAGGGAATAAAATAAATGGCCTTAGCACTTCAAAAGCTAAAGGCCTTTTTTGTATGTACAGATCAGACACCCAATAAAAATATCATCCCCTTACTTGCTATTAATCAAATTCGGACATATAAGACACCCTAA